GAGTCGTAAGAAAAGGCACCTGCCATCATTTCAACAGTTGCCCTATTCAAGACGCCTTTGAAGTACTTTGTCAGATCCTCATTTTTTCCATCACGGAAGGCGATCCCAAGTGTTTTCGTGATGTTACTCATATCTCCGTTTGCCTGATCAATCAGTGCCTTAACCATCTGCTGCATAGTTTCATTTTTCTCGAAAGGGACGAATGGAATGCCTTGTGCCTTGTAAAGCTCAGCATCCTGCGCGTATCCTTCGGAGAGGACTTCATTGAATAGATCATCCACCTGTCTCTGGCTTTTATTCATGTACTGCTGGATCACCTTCCGGAGATCATGATCATAAGTTCGCATCTGGGTGGCAACGTAAAGCTGATAGTCAACAGTTCGCGTGATCTTATTCAGCTCGCTGAGACGATTCACGACGTCGAATGTAATCTCGTTCTCCATCTCCCGAAACAGCTTCGCAATTTCATCCGGAATGCGATCCATCTGATCATTAGTAAACATTTCAGCTCATTTCTCCACCTGATGAAGTCATCAATGCCGATGCCGCTTCCGCAATCTTAGCAGCGGCAATCTTTTCGTCTTCGCTGTACCACTTTTGGCGGTACTCAACAGGGCTCATAATGCCCATCTGCACATCAAGACGATCCTGCGCGCGCTCTGTTTCCTCGTCAGTCTTGATGCTGTCATGGAATGTGCATTCGAACCCGATATCCTGCGTGTACATCGCGTAATAGAATGCCAATGCTTCTGCAAAGTCTTCCAGGCAAATCTTCAATTTGCTTTGAATCGCATTTACCTGGTTGTACTTCCGATTCTGTGACGCTTTGATTTCCTGCGCTGTTTTCTCGACGACTTCATCGCCCTTGGACAGGTCGCCATACGACAGGGACACCGCGTGCTCGATCTGTCGCTTGTATTCGTTCAGACCGTTGATGAAGCTTTCATCGCGGATCTCCGGACTGTGCTCTTGCCACATGTTCTCTGCACCATCGACGCCGACGAACATCTTGTCCTTGCCCTTCGGTGCTTTCCACTTGTACCCGCTGCCTGACTGTACCTTTTTCAATGCCGTATAGTCAGCGAACACAAGACGCTCACCACTTGAGTATTCCCAATCGAGACGACCGAACTGGATGTCCGCCTTCCGGATCAGATCCTCCGCGTCGGCATAGATCGAAACACCGGTCATGCTGCCGTCGATCTTGTTCGGCAGCGGGTTCCGGTAATAGCCGAAATCCATTCGGTCCATCCCAGGGTAGAGCACATCCGGTGCCAGATCGGCCCATTCCTGTACAGCTGTGATGCTGATCTCATTGCCGAATTCTCCCTTCGTGCCTTTGAAGGCACGATTGCGGATTCTCAGCCCTTCAGGGCTTAGCTCATGAATCTCCAGACGGTAATAAACGTCATAGTCTCCGATCGGTTTCACCTGTACAAACGCGCACCGACGCAGACTCCCGTCCGATGCAAACTCGAGCGGGATAATCCGGTCGGCGGGAATGTATTCCCATCCCCCTGTGCTCCCGATCGGCTTAATTACGAACGTTCCAAGCGCAAGCCCCATCTGCATGTTCTCGTTCAGCGTGCCAAGCGCCTTCTGGTAGATCTCATTCAGCGCTTCATTTTCGATATGCGTATCCATCTCGGACAGCGCGACGTTTGTAAACTCCCGGCATATCTGACTCTCGAGATGTAACGACTTCACGCCGTCGTCATCCGTCAGATTCACCCACGGGGCTTTGCCGGTGATCATCAGATACCATTTTTCAATGGCCTGAATCATTTCCGTCGACAGCGTTACCTGTTCGCCTGTGGCTGTATTCAGCCTGTCTCTTGAGAACATTCTCCTGATCACCTCTCCAATCTTCATTAACAGATTAATAATCCACATTTACTGCCCCCGCTTTCTCCACACCGGGAACATCGCATAGCGAACACTGTCGATCGCATGGTTGTTTGCGTCCGGATATCCTTCGATCACTTTTCCGTCACGGTCCCGCTCGTACTCGTATTTCGTAAATTCTTTCGTTGTTTCCGGGCAGTCAACCGGATCGATGACGATCTCAACCAATGACTGCAGCCACTTCATAGAATAGCGAACGCTGTCCGGTCCTTTAATAACGCCGCGTGCTGGCATTCCATAGGATTTCCAGTCGGCGACGCTCTTTGGCTCGGCAGAGTCGCAGTAAATAATTCCGTCGTCAACGCTCTGGATCAGCTTTCCATCCGGCCCCATAATGTCAAACTTCTCGCGGACCGCATGCGCTGTCTCCTCATTGCTCATCTTGTTCGCGCGCAACTCTCCGTAAATAAAAAGCCGCATCTCTGCAGCGTTGTAATACATTCGGGAAAAATGGAACGGGTCTGGAAACCAGCCCCAGTCCACGCCTTCGTAGATCCGATCAAACTCTTTGCGTTCTTCCTCCGTAATCTCCCGGACTGTAACGTTATCGAACACCATGCCGCCGGTCCCATTTGCCTTACCCAGGTATTCATTTTCGTAAGCGGCCGGGTTCTTTTCCTTCATTTCTTCTGCTTCTGCCAACCAGTCTTTACCAAGCCACTGACGCGGCACGTCGAGGTAGGACGATAAGCTGTCGTACCGGTTGCTGGATGGAGTCATAACGTACTCATTCGCCCAGTTGATAACACTGCGCGGAGGGTTGAACGACTTGAAGATCCAAGCATCATCACCGCCGCGCATCGAGGACTGCTGAATATTGCGGACTGACTCCGGCCCGCTGAACTGGTCGAGCTCTTCAAACCAAAGAATGCCAATGTAACCAGACTGTGGCTTGATCGACTTGATCTTACCGACGTCATCCGCGCCACGGAAGAAAATCACCTGTCCGGTACTGATCCTTGTGATCTCAGCCGGGCTCTTTTTGGCTTTGAATTCGTCTTGAAGATCCAGCTCATTGATCGCCCATACCAGCTGGTTATACACGGATCCGGCAATCGTGTTGCTGACCTGCCGCAGGACAAGAGCGTTAAGCGTTGGATGACGCATCATCAGATCAATGATCGCAAGGGAGACGAAAGACGACTTACCAGATCCACGGCCACCGCGCAGGCAGTATTCGATGTGTCCGTGCTCATTGATGTCCTGATAGACCTTAGCGAATGGCCAAGCAAACGAAAGAGCCGGGATGCCTTTATACTCCTGCGCTTGTTTGGCATTCTTCGCCGCCTCGTACTCTTCCATTTCGATCTTGTGCTGATCCAGTTTGATCTGTAGCTCCTGCTTTTTCAGCTCATAGTCTTTTTTCTCGGCATCAGTCATCCCGCAATCAGTGATCTGATTGGCAAGTGCGATGGCTTTAACGTTTCCGGCCCTGACCTGCCCGAAGAGGGAAATTGCCATCACGTCGGTATTGTCCTTGATCTCATCCGGTGAGATGCCAAGAGCGGCCGCGATCTCATTGCGGTCTTTTTCCTTTGGCTTCATGGCCATGATGGTTGAGAAGGCCTGACGGAGATTGCGTTTCTGTTTTCTTACGGATCCAGATTTCTTTCCGCCTTTCTTTGCTATTTCTCTCTGTTCGCTCTCTGTTCGCTTGTCAAAAGGAATGAGGTTCTTATCTTTGGCTTTATTTGCGGCATTTCGCGGTCTTCCTGACGTTTTCTTCGCCTTTGCCATGAAATATACCTCCTTCCTTGAACAACTCTATATCAGCCTCCTTTGCCGACAAAAAAGCACTCCATTGCTGAAGTGCTTGATATTAACAAGGGTCCCGACTCGAACGGGGTATCTCCGCAGTGGGATTACTCCCATACATCACAGCGTGTGTCCTATCACACTATCTCCTTGCTAAATAATCTTGCCACAATTTATTAACACGTTCAACCATTCGTTTTTCTTCCGTCGTTAAATTTGCATAGCCTTTTGGCTGGTCGTTTTTCCTGTGATCAAGCCCATGATGGACATGGGGTAGAACTCCACATGGCATCAGCATAGCCGAATTCCTGAATGCTGTTCTTGATATTCTCATACTCCGAATCGCCCGGATGAAGTTCTTCCCGGGGATTGTATGCTGCTGGCTTCAGATCGTTGATATTAACCACAATGTGCTTGAGCTGTTTCTTCATGCCAATCCCCCTTTCATGTTTCACGTTTTACAAAGTGCCCGTATTTGTAAGCATTACGTTATTTAATGCATCACCACCTGATCCCCCCTACCCCCCTTATCCTCCTACGGGATGAGTGCTGTGATGGATAATTAAATGCCCGAAGTAAGGCGATAACCTCCGGGCGTGTTTTCCGATCAGACAGCATGACAGACGCGGCAGGATGTACCGCTTTCGGAGGATTCTGATCGGCGCGCCTGCCCCAGCTGGCAGGTACCATAGTTTTCTTTTTCTGCCGGTCCGCTCGATACAAACAAAAAAACCGAAGCTGGTTGGTCAATGTCAGTAAGTTAACAGGAAACACTGACTTCTGACAAGAAACACTCGTTTCAAAATATGGCGAGTGTTTTTTATTTTGCAAAGTGCTATGCCAAGATGTTTTCATCACTTACATAAAAGCATCAGAAAATGCATAAACATGCACTTTTTTCAAAAAAGCACTTGACAGGCTGAACGCCGGAATTTTTAGACAATCCGAAGGAAATTGTAGGGGGTATTTTTCGACTATGGTTTCCTATCACTATTCGCTGGGCGCTGTTCATAAGCATCTCAATGATGCGATCAACTATGTGTCTTCTTCTATTGGCTGCTACTGCAAATCTCCCGGGTTTGATTTCACCCGCAAGCGTAAGCTGCCGCCGGAAGAACTCATGAAATTCCTGATCCAGTTCCAATCCAAATCATTATCTTCTGAGATCGGAGATTATTTCACTGATATGGAGGTCCCTCCATCTGTTTCTGCTGTCATTCAACAGCGGCGGAAATTGGATCCCCGGGCGCTGTATCGGGTATTCACTTTATTCACTGACAGTATTAACGTCAACAATCGGTTTCAGGGATATCGACTTCTGGCTTCCGACGGATCCGATATCAATATTCCATATAATCCGGAAGACAGTGAGACTTATCATATCCAGAACGGAATGGCACGAGGCTTTAATCAGCTTCATCTGAATGCGTTATACGATGTTTTGAATCGCTGTTATGCCGACATTGAGATTGATACAGCAGCCAAATCAAATGAGCCCAATGCCGCAGAAGAAATGCTTGAAAAGAATGCAGAGAAATATGGAAAGTTCATTTATATTGCCGATCGCGGTTATGAGAAATATCAGCTGCTGGCATTTCTCACTGAGAACCAGATAAAATACATCATTCGCGTCAAAGATATCTCAAGCAATGGGATTCTCAGCACCATGAATTTGAAGGATGAGGAGTTCGACCTTGATCTGGGAAAAGAAATTACCAGACTGCAGACCAATGAAGTAAAGCGGCATCCGGAAAAATATGTCCGTATCATGAATAATCAGGTCTTCCGATTTCTTCCCATCGAAGAAGAATCGTATTATCTGAATTTTCGGGCAGTACGATTCAAAATCACCGACGATACTTATGAATGCCTGATTACCAACCTGCCAGGAGATCAGTTCCCGATCAGCGTAATGAAAGAGCTGTATCACCAAAGATGGGGCATTGAAGGAAGTTTTCGCGAGTTGAAATATACTATCGGGCTTACCGAATTTCATGGCAGAAACATACAGTTTCTTTATCAGGAAATCTATGCGCGGACAATTCTGTATAACCTCTGCCAGTTCATTGTGGCAGCCGTGCCGTCAGAAAAGTCAGCCACCATACATGAGTACAGATTCAATTTCAGCTCTGCTGTGACAAATATCAGGCAGTATCTTGCAGGCCATATTGATGAGGAGAAGCTGATACTCAGAATAAAAAAGTTCCTGATCCCAATCAGACCAGGAAGATCGTTTGTTAGAAATATACGTTCTCAATCCGCAAAGTTGTTTACGTATAGATCTGCCTAACGATCAGAGTATAAAACATCCGCAAACCTAAATCCACCGATTTTCGTGACAGGCAATCGCTCTGCCCTTTTCGTTATGGCAAAATGTGTCAGTTTTGATCACACGATCCGGAAGAAAAGCCACACCGTTGATCATCTCAATCATCAGTGTGGCTCAGAATGCCAACTGCAACAGATATCAGGGCTTTTCAAGCCCTTAACTTAACGCCATTGGCTGGTTGGTGGCTCCGGTTTCTTGTGCATGGACTTGACAGATTTTCCACCGGTGGGGATGCTGAGCAGACATCTCGTTCTTGTGTTGGATGCCTCATCCCACCTACGCGCATAGTAGCACGTATTTTTCGCGCAATTTTGACAAAATTTCGGGTTTCGTCCTGTTTTTATAGTTTTTTTACCATTTCGAGCAGGATTTTGTCTCGCCGGTGATAGATGGATCTTTGGTCAACGCATCTCTCATCTGCCATGATCCGCGTCGGCACTCTGTACCAATACATCTCTTCGAGAAACTCGACATCATCCGGGTCCATGCCGACCAGCAGATGTTCAACGTCCGCCACATTTTCCTCTGCCTGAACCATCCGGCGGTAAAGCATCTGCAGCCTCGCGTCTTTCTCCTCGAATGTGATCT